AAAGCATTTGCTGATAATACAAAATATGATGCTAAAGAAGTTGGACATGCGCAGTTGCAAGATATTGAAAGAGGCCTGCGTGAATGCATAGAAAATCACCGAAACATTATTGAAGAGCCAGAATTTTGCATTGTCTTTGTATTAACAAAAGATCCTTTAATTAAAAATCTCACTAGACGTAAATTTTATGCTTGGCCTTATTTGCCTAGTCCAAGACCAGATCAGTCTGTTTTTTTTTATAACAAAGGATTGGATCTTATTACAATGATCAATTTTAACGTCTATGGATACTTCCTAGGGCTGAAGTTATGGCAGAACTTGCAAGTTCATATGTAACTGATGAAATAGACAAAAGACAACAAGCTTGGTGTATAGCATTCTTCAAGGGTCTATTCTGGGAATATATACGTCATGAGCACAATATAGACATGTTATCTGAAAAAGAATACATTTCAGCCCATCGCGATGAATTCATTAAAGCGGGTTGTAAGATCCCTCCTAGAAAGATCATTGAGCCATTCGATTTTAGTAAAATCCATATCAAACAAATCATAGACTCTACTAATCCCATTATTGATTAAAAGTTTTTCCGTAGCCTTTTTTAGACACAAAACGCCAATAGGAACATCACCCTGCATATACATAACAGTATTTTTATAATTTTGTAGACTTTCAAGAAGTTTCTTGTTAATTTTGGTCATATCTTCTACAGATAATTTAATCTCAGACATATAAGGAGCCTTATGACAGTTAATAGTGATCCTCAAAATACCCCAGAAGTTAAAATTGATCAACCACAAACAGCAGTCCCAATAGAACAAAATACTGAAACATCACCCCCCATTAAAACAGATGAAAATAAAGAAAATTGGAGAAAATTCAGAGAACAACAAAAGGCCGAAAGATTAGCCAAAGAAGCGGCAGAGAAGACAGCAGCTGAAGAAAGAATGCGTGCAGAAGCATTAAAAGCAGCTTTAGAAGCGGTCACAAATAAACCATCAAACAATTATCAAATGAACGAATATGGTTCACAAGATAATGAGGAAAGCGAAGAACAACGCATAGAGAAATTAGTAGAAAAGAAAATCAAGGAAAAAGAAGCCAAACAAGAACACGAAAGACGCGTTAGAGAACAACAAGAACTACCTCAAAAAATCAATCAATTGTATCCAGATTTTCAAAAAGTATGCAGCGATGAAAATATTGATTACTTAAAATTTCATTACCCAGAAGTTGCAGCAGCATTTAATAACCTTCCTGACAGTGTTGAAAATTGGTCCAATGTTTACAAAACAGTCAAACGCTTAGTTCCAAATCCTGATCATTCAGATAATCAAAAGAAAGTCGAACAAAATCTTGCCAAGCCAGGCAGTATTTCTAAAACTGGTGTTACAACTGGTACAGGCGTTATGCCGTCCGCACGTTTATCAGAAGACAGAAAAGCTTCTAACTGGGAACGTATGAAAAGAACCTTGAAGGGATTAAGTAATTAATTCTTCCAATTCTCTAATATAATCAATGGATGCTTCGCTAAAACCTGTGATAGTCGTCCATTGATTAGTGTTTCCTACACCATTCTTGTAACCAGCGATATTCAAAATGTAATTTTTTTCAGAATTCATATGAGGAATGTCATCGTGCGATTGTTCATCAGTGATTACAATTATTCTTTCGTATCCATGCACATAATCTTTAATTACTTTTAAAGCCTTTCCTAAATATGTTCCCATATGATCTTGAGATGAAATTATAGCATCGCGCAATGCTACTCCTTGTCTGGGTGGTATTGGAATCAATTTTAAACTAAAAGAATATATAAAAACATTTTCACAACATTCTTTTAAAAGAATCGCCATTCCACAAGCAGCGTCAAAACGATTCATTTTAGATTTTCCAGATAGGGGATGATCCATACTTCCTGAAACATCCACCAAAACAACAGTATTGCCTTTTAATTTAGGTTTAAGCGAACAAGCTTTGATCATTGCTTTGTCAATAATATCTTCCCATTGCGGACATTCTTTTGCAGCAGCAAGATACTGAAAAGGCAACATTTCTTTAGGATTTTCAGATAATCTTTGATTAACTAATTCTTTAGAAATACCGCTGTTATACATGTTGCGCACGTTTCGCAAAATAGCAAGTTTTCCTAATTTATTTTCTTTTAACAATTCTTCAAACGATTGTTTTTTTTCTTGACCAGCGCTTAAACGTACTTCCCAAGTATCAGGAGATTCTAGTGTTTTATTTGCAAGATCTTTCCAATCTTTTGCTTGTTGTTCAGGCATTAAAACATCCTGAAAAACACA